AATCCAGAATAATTAGGAATAATTAGATCGTCGGGAACTTGAGCGAGAGGTTGCATCTGCTGAGTTTTCTGCTGTGAAAACATCATATTCAGAACATCAGGCTTTCGCCCAGAACCTTCGCCTCCCATTTTATCTTAAGTCAGAGGGTGTCAAATTTACCTCTTGAGCTTCTAATGACGGACTTTCTTTTTTTTGTTTTGTTGTTCCTGCTTCAAGTCCTTCCTCCGGTGGATATCTTTTGCTCACAGCCCGAGTTCCGATACTGCCTGTCGCAACGCTAATGGTCATATAAATTCAAAAGTAAAGAACTATAAAAACTTATTCTTCTTAAACACCTACATTTTTTAAAAGGAATACTGCATTAGGGTCGGTAAAAATAACGTCTCCGTCTTCCCAAATTCTTATTTGAGTTCCGATTGCAGGTTCATCTTTTGTTACAGCGGTCAAAGGTGTGAATGTTTTCCATGTTGCTGCTCTTTGAGGGACCATCATCAAAACTTGACCTTTTGTGCAATTGTTGGATACAACAATTCTAACATTAGCAATTTTCGTAATAACTCCGTCCTGAACAACACCGGATGCAAACTGAGGAACACTTGAACCTTTAGTGGTTACAAAGTAATTAACTCCTTCTTTAAAGTTGTCAGGGTGAACTAATGCAACAACATTCTGAATATCATAACCCTGTTTTCTTATCTCCATACTTCCAGAAAGAAGGTCTAAGAATGGATTCCCATTAGTTCCGTCAGCCCAACCTGTCCCTGCTGCAGAACCTGAAAGTAAGCAAGTTCCAGAAAGAACATCAAGAATCCTATAATCAATTTTATTCTCAACAGCTCTTTTTAAGTCTCTTAAATTTGCTGCGAACATATCTGGGTCAGAGTCTCTTATATCTGCGTAAGTGAACCATGGAGACCACTGAGTGTAGTGTTTAACATAACTTGTCATTCTTGTTGAAGATTGTTCTTGCACTGGACCTAAGGTTCCAAAAGCATGAGGACCTACTTCATTTATTGAACCTGTTATACCTGTGGTTGTAACATTTTTTAGAACTCCAGATGTTTTTTGCCACCATCTTATCTCTCTGGCTACTGTAGGAGTAACTGTTAAGAAATTCTTGAAAACAAAACTCTCATCTGAAAAACCTTTCAGTGCTCTATCTATATCTAATGATCTTACATTTGCTTGTCCTAATGTGTCCGCCATTTTAAGTTCCAGCTCCTATTTGAAGAACATATTTGAAAGTCTCTCCAGCCGCAGCTGCTTCTTTTGCAATTCCAATGGTCTTCCCACCAGAAAGTCCCGCTGTTGCTTTTGCAAGATAATTTGATGGTGATGTTACAGCGACTGCTGTCGCAAGAACGTCCCCGATTGCAATTGCTCCTGATGCAATAGCTTTTAACTCATCTCCAGGACCAGTAAGAACTGCAATCTGAGTCATTCCATCATTTGCAATTTTTTCAGTATAAGCAATCCCCGCCACAACGTCCTCAGCAGCGGTTGAAGAAGCAGCAGTGTTTGGATCTGTCATAGTTAAAACAGCACCTTTCTCAATTCCAGTTGCATTTGCACAAGTCATAGAAACAGGAAAAGTCTTTTGGGTCATTAAGACATGCTCGTTTGACATTAATCTATTATAAAAATAAGAAAAAGAAAGTATTTAAATTTTTCCTAAATCAATTCATGTTCAAAACCATTCAAAGATTCCCCTGTTTGGTCCTTTCTCCAGCCAATTCCGAGAATATTGACAAAATTTCTATAGATTGGAAATGCCCATCTTGGTTTTGATGCATCTGCTTTTGGAAGTTTCTCAGCTTTCAAAGCAATCCTCAAAGCTTCAAGATAACCCTTCGCTCCAAAACCAGAGATAAAACTGCTATTCGCCTGATTTCCTGGTTCCTTATCAAAGTAATTCTCTTTTTCGTGATGCAATCCAAGTGCCTGGCACATCGGATCCATATATGCCTCGGGCAGAATATATTCCCATAACTGAATTGGTCTCATCTGAGCCTCGATAAAATCTTTTTTTTGAACGTCGAACTTTCTCCCAAGAGTATCTGTAACAGGAACCTTCATGTCAAGAGGAAACCATTGGGATTTCATTTGTTCTACAAATTTGTCGACGTGGTCTTTATGACCTCTTGTAATAAAAAAAATAGATGCCATTATGAAAGATTTTCTCTCTCTTCGATACTCTTTTTGACCTGTTTCAGATATTCAAGACCTTCTGGCTGTTTTGGTTGTTCTGGTTCTCTTGGTCCTGAGGAAAATCCTCCAAGTGCTTGTTTAGCCACAAGTTCTTCTTGTCTTGCAATGAGAATTTTATATTCCTTATTGGCTTTTTCCAGCCTTTCTGCTGCAGCGTCTGCTCGCTCAATAATAGAAGGTGATGTTGAGTTATCCCCCTCATTAGAATTTTCTTTTGGTTCTGTCTTCTCAATTCCCTCAATCTGCTTTTCTTCATCTGATGTCATATTTAAGTTAAACCTCCTTTCATCTTTATGAAACTCCGATTGCAACTCCTAATACTATTCCAATTATAAACCACCAAAATTTATTCATATTCTTCACCCATACCAATATTATTTAAGCTTCTATCTAATTCTGAAAAATCTCCTGAAACAGAAAGCCTTATCAATATTCTTTTTCTTGTTTGAACTGCTATAAGTTCTCTGAAAAGCATATCCCCCGCCTTCTTACCCGCTCTGGTGTCAGAAGGGCTCATCTCGATTGCAACCGTTAAATCTCCTTGTTTCCATCTGATACTCTCCTCTATTTTTTCAAGAGCATCAATAGCATCAAAGACATCACCACCATCCCTGACTTCTGTCAAAATGTCTCTCGTTGATGTTCTTAAAGATGTTATATCCCCCTCAATCTCAGAGATTTCATCCCCAAGACCTATCATATTCGCAAGATTTAATCCTTTAAACCCTGTTGTAAAAACAACCCCAACAGGGACACCAATCACCTTCCCTATAGTTGTTTTAGCTCTTGCTTCTCTGTCTTCACCAGATGAACGATGAAGTTTAATCCCGGTAGTTTTTTCCAATAAACCTCTCATTGCATTAGCAGCAATATCAAGAGGAATCCAACCCGCCTCTGCCGCCCTTTCCAATAGACTACCCCCTTCTCCAAAACTTAGAAATTCTTCCCGCAATTGTTCATTCTCTTTTACTCCCTCCACCCTAAACTCCTCCAGCTGTTGCTCTTTTCTTTCAGCTTCACTGACTTCTGTCATCTCAACAGCTCCTTCTGGAAGTTCGGTTTCTCCTCTCCAACTTTCAACCATACTTCTGACCTCTTTAGCAGGAATTCCCACAAGTTCCCTTCCATCTGGCATTTTAACTCCTGAGATTTTGCCTGTGTCCTTATCTCTAATAACTTGTGGAGTTGTCGCTTTTTTCCCTGCACTCCATCCCCCTGCAGGCATTGGTGTAGTTGGTCCTACATTCCATCCCCCTGCAGGCATTGGTGTAGTTGGTCCTGAACCTAAAGGGGCAGTTCCTTTTAAAGTTCCTGCTCTCTTTATATCTTTCTTTGTTACTTTTACCATTTTTATTTACCAGTAATTATCCTTTCTTCCCCAGTATTTAAAAAACTCCAGGGCAACTGCAAAACAGATAAGCACAAATCCTTTTATTACTTCTTCATTCAATTCTGTAACTCCCAGCGTCATAGATGCTATTGCAGCAGTATTAATAATTGTTTCAATAGTTGCTCTATGCTCGTGTTTTTCTGTTTTCATTATTCTGTCCTTGTTGGGGAAACCTGAGTTTCATTTTGTTGAATCCCAGTCTGTCCTGCGTTTTTTTGTTCTGTTTCCACTGCCTCCCCTAAAAGTGAAGGGCTTCGTGTGAATTTGATTTCTAATCCCAATTGATTATATAAATCAGCTTCCATTTCTATTTTTTCCGCAATCTCATTGGGTTCAAAGGCTAACAAACCAGCTTTTCCTCCTGCTTCTGTAAAACCCTCAGATGTAACAAGAACTTTTGGGATTCCAACAACCTGATAAAATAAATTGTCCAGATATTGAAGCCATTGAATCCTATCTCTTGGAGAATTTGGATTGTCTCCAAGTGTTGCAACATCTTTCGGAAGAACTAAAACCTCCCCTTTATTAGTTGCATCTGCGTATTTGGCTTTGATTTCATTAAGCTTTGTTGTGTCGTCTTCATCAACATAAAGGACTCCTAAAGCTAATTCTCTGTGTCGGATTTTCCTCTCGTCACTCATAGCCTCATTTTTTGAATCGATAATCTGTTTAAGAACAGGAATAATTGAAGTTCCGTGCATCTCATTTCCAAGTCTCTCATTACATAAATGTAGAATTTGCCATGGCTTAAAGTGTTGCTCTTTTCCCCCAGGAACATTTGATTTTTGAATATATTCCGAGATTAAACCTTTTTCATCAAGCACGATTATCATATCTCCTGTGTAAAGTTTTTTAAGATTAAGTAAAGAGCCCCTATCTTCATAATCTCTGATGATCTCTGCAAAAGAATCTCCGAAAACCTTTTTTTCAATAAGCATCATTCTTATAATTGTATCAAAAGAATCTTCTCCCCACCCCCT